ATGTGCAGTGTTTTGTAGTTTGTCAGATTAAGACCAGAGAGTGTTTGGCTGTTTCCAGAGGTAGTGTTAAGCTGCCCAAGAAATGTTACGGAGTTTGTGGCAACACCAGCAACGGCAGTGTCCGTATAGGCTTTCACAGCAGCACTTGTAGGGATTGTCGTATCGTTGTTGTTAGAGGCAATACCTTCGGCAGCAACAACCAAAGTGGCAGGGTCAATGCCAGCAGTGGTCAATGCAGAGTTAGGTGTAAACTTGCCTGTTGATTCGTTGATAGTACCAAGAGTAATCCAAGCACTATTAGCTTCGTTACGCTTCTTGATCTGGTTGTTTGCAGTATCGTACCAGAACATGTCAGCATAGGTAGTTGCAGGAGCCGAAGCCCCTGCGTTTTGAGTTACGATGGCCTGCAAAGCCGCATTGATGTCTGCTCTTGCAGACGGTGCAGATTGGTTATCAATGACATAATCGTGTTGTGCCATATCGGGTTCCTTTAGTTGTATTGAACTCTGGCTGTCAAACCAGAAATGCTAGGTGTAACGCCAACTGTGTTAGACTTCAAGACAAGTTGGAAACGGAAGGCTCGACCATAGAAGTCACCAGCTTTGTACAGTTGGTAAGGCGACCAAGTGGGTGTATCAGCAGGGTCTTGTTCAGTGATAGAGATATACGTAAGTACATCCGTATCAGCAAACTGTGTACCACCTGTCCAATCATCCCAAAGACCAGCCCAAGTGTCCCATGTACCCGGCATAGAGTCCCAAAGACCAGCATTAGCATCAAAACGGTTTACGTTAAGATCAATTCTGGAACGGACCCTACGTACCGCACCTGTGTCAATGTAGTCACTCATTGTGTAGGTGGCAGTCCGAATTGCAGGGGTTGTTGCAGTGATCCTCAGTTGACCAGAAGTAACAGAACAATCTGTCTTTGTTCCAGAGAACGTAGGACTATCTGTCAAGGTCAAGTTGTTGGTGAACGTCTCAAGAGTTGCAGCCCTAACAACAACTGGTGTGCTAAGGAGTGAAGGGTTTCCAACCTTATCGTAAGCACGGATCAGATAGGTTCCCGGTCTTGCAGGGATTGCAACAGACGTAGCAGGACGACTGACCTTTTCCACGGCTGTTGTAGCATTGGCGAAAGTAGCCCCGCTTTCTTCAAGAGCATGACGTACCATGTAGTACGACAAGTCAAGATCAGGCACAGCATCCCAACCGAGGTTGATTGTCGCACCGTTCACGTTAGCATTGAAGTTTGCCACGTTCGCGGGAGGTGCCATTAGACCAACAGGTTGAAAGTTAAGGTAGGATGTCCAGTCGCTTTTGACACCAAGGTAGGAGTAAGACCTAACTCGGATATCATACAAAGCTGTGCTGTCTACCGCAACGATTTCATAAGAGCCAAGATCACCGACACCAGCCACATTCCAGATACTATCCACAGAGCGTTTGTACTGTACTTCGACACGTTCAACGTTCACAGGTTGTGTAGCTGATACACTGACAATAATCACATCGTTCACGTTTTCGTTGACAATGCGTACTTCACTAGACAACGACAACCCAAGAGGTTCCGTATAGAAAGCACTCGGAAGGTTTGTGTTGTTGTTCTCAAAGATAGACGGGTCAACGTTAGTGAACACCTCTGGGCTGATTTCACGCAAGGTCATCTGGATTTGAAGATCAAGACCTTCAACAAGACCAAAGGACCAGTTGGTGACTTCAAAGGGTTTGTTAGTCCAACCAAAACGGCTATTGTTGATATAGACAAAATCACCCACTTCAACAGCAAGGGCAGCGAGGCCAAAGCTTGCCGAGAAGGTCAACTGTTCTCTATTCCTACGCAGTGCAATGTTAGCAATACGCTGTGCAGTCACAGAGGAAGTTGTGTAAGGAAGCGGGAAGTCCAGCGTACTTACGATGTTGTTGTCAGCCGTCAAGTAAACCGAATCTGTGATAGCGGGGTAATCCGCCTCTTGCCAATCCGATTCTGGACCTTTGAACGTACCTTTGACAGTGTTGAAGTTAGCCCTACGAGAGTGCCGAGTAGAAAGGTTAATGCCAGAACGAAGGTCACTTTCATCAAGTGTGACAGTCGGTGTGACATATTTAGCGGCCTTCATCCGCCACTTACCTTGCGAGTACCACAACAACCCACCCATAGAGGTGAGAAGATCGGACAGCACTTGGTTGGGGGCAAAGGAAGTTACAAAGCTACCATCACATGTATAGCGTTTGTTGCCATCGACCAGTTCATCACAGATGTTTGCAGCAGTTGTTACCTGAGTGTCAGAAATCCGCGAGGAAGGTTGTGCAAAACCAAAAGGAGCGGTCAGGTAATCTCGCATACAGAGTGCAGGGTTGTTCGAGAAGACCGTTAATCCAGTGCGAGGGTCATAGACCTTACGACCACGGATAGTAGCCGAGACAACAGGGGTTCCATTAGGGAAAACGTCTGCATTGTATTTGAAACGCACATAGAGGTAGGCAATCCCACGAAGACGATGATTGCTAGTCCAACGACCGTCTGTAAGGGAAGCTGTTTCCGACATCAAGTCTGCATCAGCCGTTTGACCGTCTGTGCCATAATACTGTTTGATGCGAACATAGCCATTGTAACGTGCAGGGGAAATGACGTTACCAGAGCCATCAAGAGTTACAACTTCATCATTCAGATAGATTTGGTCGTAGCTTGTGATTTCATGACCAGCAAAGGCAATGATGCGATGAAGGAAGTTGTTGTTGGTCCCTGTCGAGGCGTCATAGATACGGACACCACCAACACGGGCAGTCCCATAGATAATCTGGTGATCCAAGGCAGAACCGTTCTCACCGCTGATACTGTAGCCTCTAGACGACGTAGAGATACGGGGTTTAGGTGACAGAGCGTTTAGTGCAGCACCCATTGCAGTAGACACCAAGAAGTGTGTCAATGCGCTACCAAGGATAAAGGCACCTGTAGTAAAAGCAGTAGTTGCCGTAGAGATAGCAGCAATTGCAGCAGAAATAGCCATATCATTCCCTCAATAGTTTTGTATAGACATTCTCTGCATGTTTGTAGCCCAACCAAGACAACAGAATATCAAACGGTTTATGTCGTTTTGTATTGACCACAAGAACAGAGATACCATCTTCTTTGAGACATTTCTCTGCAAACTTCATCAGCTTTGATCCAGTAAACCCCTTCCTGTAATCCTTGTGGAGATACAAGACATCGTTGAAGGCAAAGACATCACCCTTGTAGTGCAGATGGTTCCTACAGATGACAACAAAATACCCGATAAGCTTACCATCAGCCCTAGCAGTGAAAATCTTTAGGCTTCCACTTTCCTCAAGTTCGTAGTAAGCATCCCAATCCGGGTTGAGTTTGATCGCATGTTTGTTAAGGGCAATTTCTTCCCAATGCAGTTCTAGCAAAGCTTCTGCCTCTTGACGGTAAGAAGCAATGGACTCTTGTTGGTAGGTGATAGGCATGTCGGGTGCCTTCCTTATTGTTTAGCAGTACGACCCCAATAGATTTCCTTGTCCTGCAAGGAAGCAACAAACTCTAGGCCAAGATCACCGGGGTATCTGGATTGTTGATCTTGGTTAGTGAAACGCCTTACAACAGGACGTTCAAGCTTAATCAGGACGTTCTCAGCAGTCACAGAGATAGCTGAAGTAGAAGCATCTTCTGCGATGTTCATTTGGTCCAGTTCGCCAGTGAAGATTTCCATGTAGTCACTAGGGCTTGACATAATGCCAAGGTAAATCCTACACTCTCGACCTTGATATTGTTCATCAAGAGCAAGAGACAAGAACGAAGAAGGGATACCACTAAGCGTGATAGTGGCACCCTTTGCTTCAATCTCTGTAGTTTCCTCTACAGTAGAAATGTTCATCAACTGACCAGCACCGAGGTAAGTCTTAGAACCGATCACCAAGTCACCGTAACCAGACCAAAGGTACAGTGGACCAGATGCGAAGTCAAAGTCAACTGCGAAGAAAGGCTCTACAACCTCTTGACCAATGGCTGTAGAGACGCTTGTTGTTAGTGATCTAGTCATAGCGCCTCCACACAGTCAAAGGTGATACCGTAAGAACTCATCTCGTTAATGTTCCACTGGCTGATGTTCTCCTTAAGCCTGAAGCGGCCTTTAGTGTTTATCAACGTAATGGCAGCGTTGTCAGCAGGGGAAGCCCTAAGATTAGGCCAAATATCCACCGCCGCAGTACCAGTTGCACTTGTATCCACTTGTGTAAGAACTTTGTACAACTGTGTACTAGAGCCGGAACCGATTTGCAAGTAATCACCAGCAAGCAGGTAACCAACTTCACTGATACTGCAATTGTCGATATTCAGCGTTCCACCAGTCTGACCAGCACCGTTGACAAGGGGAGAGTTTCCAACACCATTCTGTTGATAAGTTGTCGCTACATAGTTTTCTTCAACTTGAGCGCCCCAAAGATAGAGGCCAGAAACACCATCACCAGTGTAGGAGGTTGTAGTTGTACCTGTAACAATGTAGATGTTAAGAGAAGACGCGATAGTAGTAACAGCCGTTTTAGTGACTGTACAACGAAACCAACCGTTTCCAGCATCTGTGATAGTTGCCACTGGACTACCAGTCGTACTGATGATTGTTCCAGCAGTTATATCAAAAAATGCAGCAGTAGTTCCACCAAAAACTGCCGATGGAAGGTCAACTCTAACATTCCTAGCCCCAATTGGTTTTACATATACAGACAGTGTATAGGTTACACCAGCAGTATAATTGAGTGACCTAGCAACAACATGCGTACTACCAACAGCCGTTTCAATCAAAGAGTCAGCAGTAGTTGTAGCATCTGGTGCCGCTGTAGTATCAGCAGTAACAGTGGTCCTTGTCTTAGCCCAATAAGCATTATCAAACTGTTGGGTGTAAAGCAGTTTATTCTTAAGGGCAGTACCTTGATGATTTACGGCGTTAGGATCACCGAGAAGGAAGGTTCCAACTTGACCCTTAAGGCTCAGAAGGAAAGCAATCCAATTCTCGGCATCCTGTCGTTTCATGGGAGGAAGGGAGATAGATGCAGCCCACCTTTGACCGGGATGGGCCACAATCTGTTGTGAGAAGGTAAACGGAGATTGGCTAACTGCAACAGCATTTTCAGCCATGAGGGTGATGTTAGCAATCCCAATGTTAGTCGGGGTGTTCAAGGGATATGTAATAGCCATCTTTACCTCTTAACGGAAAGCAGCAGCCATCTGACCACCACGTTGTTTAGCATCAATAACCGCAGCCTTTGTAGCATTGGTGATTTGGGGGATCATCTTAGCAACTTCTGCACGAACCATAGCAGCATCACTACCTGTTACAGTAATGTTGTTCTGCACAGTCACGTTACCAGAACCACCACCCAGAGCGTTAGCAGTTTGGTTAGCGTTCATCACCGTTCCAGAGTGGCGAGGCACAACCAATTCAGGACCATGTTCACCAACCAGATAAGACTTACCGGGGATCATAGAACCACCAGAAGCATTTTTACCACCAAAAGGCAAACCAAAGGAACCTGTAGAGGGTCCAGTGAGAGGGCCAAAGGCACTAGAAATACCACCAACCATTCGCTGAACAACAAGCACACGATACAGTTCTTTGATGATGTCCCTTGCCATAGATTTGAAAGCGTCTTTGACAGACTGCGTACCTTCAACCATAGCCATGAAACCACTTTCAAGAGAACCTTCGATAGATTGGACAATAGTTTGCCGATCTTTCTCAGC